AACTCGCTGAACCGCCAGGACGGAGTTCCCAGCCCCAGCAGGGACACTCCGGAAGCCGGTGTCATCTGGACAAGATGATCATACAGGTCGTTGTTGAGAATCACTCCCTGCTGGACGGAAGCATTAGGGGTGTGATGCCTGTAGCTGCCAACGGTCTGCATGTTGACCAGAGTGGAGACCCAGCAAGGCACGGCGGCATAAGAGGCTTTTTTCACGAGGTTCCATTCCCGGCGTGCCTGCTGTTCCAGAAGGGAATCATAAGACAGGGCTTCCTGGGCTGTGGAAGGTTCAGGCACGCGCACGCCCCCGTTGGCGTTGATAACCCCCACCACGGTTAGTCCTCCGGAAAGCGTCATGTTACCGGCGGCGTCCACCTGCGGCATTGCCTCAAGAGCCTGCTGGGCCGCCGTCGCGGAGGCGGCCGCGTTGGTGGCAGAGGTCGCGGCATTATTAGCAGACGTGGACGCGGTGGCGGCGGACTGGCTCGCCGTTCGCGCCGCAGCCTCGGCAACAGCGGAAGATTGCCGCACATCCCGCCCCAGGCTGTCCAGTTGCCGCGCGGTAGCCAGCTCAATACCTCCCAGGGTCACGCCATCGTCATAGTCCACCACAACAGTCATCAGCGGGGCCATCGCACCGTCAACAGCGGAAGGGTTGGCCACCTCCGTCACCAGACCGCGCCCGGGGACGGACGGAGTAAGGACGGAGTGCATGCCCAGCGCACAGGGCGTCATGGCCGTCCCTTCGCACACCTGGATGATGATCTTGTCCCCGCGGGTCAGGGAGACGCCCGGCGTAAATACCCACGTGCTCTTCTGTCCGCTGGTCAGGTTGGACACATAGGCGGATGTGCCGATCAGGTTATAAGCACCATCCGTCAGCTTCCAAATCCGCAGGCCATACTGATTGGTGGCTGGTTGCTCAAAAAAATACACAGTTGAAATGCTTTTCAGGCGGCAGCTGTCGGGCAGGTACCCGGCCAGAATCTCGTCTCCCCAAGTGAACGCGTAGCCACCCACGATTGTCCATGTGTCGGCGGCGTCTCCGCTGGATAAAGTGGATTGTCCTGTCGCGGATTCTAATTCCACGCCCGCGTCCTTGAGCGCGTCCGGAAGCTGCGCGGCCAAGGCGGAGGCTACCAGTTCGGACCAGTCGGCCAGCACCTCGTCAGGCGGCGCGTAATCCCCGGGCAGCAAGTCCGCTCGGACCGTCACCCGGATCAGGCGGGACGTGCGCTGCGCTCCGTCCGGAGCCACCAGCACCACCTCGCCGATCAGGTCAATCCGGTTCTGATCCCCCATGACCTCCGCCAACTGTACCGTATTAACAGACAGGTTTCCGACATAGGCAGCACCCAGAGCATCCTCCACCCGTTCCATGCCCGTGGCGGCCAGCACCAGAGCATCGTCTCCCAGGGATTTTTTCACGGCCAGTACTGGCACTTCTTCAAAATTCGAGGGGTTGCCTGGGCCGTCCGTCAGCACCATACGCAGGGGTATCTTGTCACCCCGCACCAGTGTCATGTCGGTTAGCGGCACATGGCCCGCCGTCGTCAGGGCCAGCGTTTTAACATCTACGTAAATAATCATATCAGGAAGGAGAATGAGGAGCCGCCGTAGCCGGGCGACTCCTGGATAGGCGGCAGGGTTATTCCATCGCCAGTTTGGCCAACGCCAGGCTGGTGAACACAGCCAGCGGAGAATTTTTAATAGAAAGCTCGAATTCGCACGTCACCGGATCGGATGCGAAATTCGGGCTGTTGGTGAGGGATAAATCGCCCATCACGCAGAAATGGGCCAGCTTTTCGGCGTTGTTGCCGGAGTTGCGCAGCTCGCCATACACCCAGCAGCGGATGTTTCCGGAAGAAGAAAACGGCGCGGCATCCTGGTCATCTTCCAGGTTGTCCGCTACGCCGAACGCCAGCTGGATCGCTTCGGGCGTCACTTCCTGCGTCGTGAATTTCAGCTTGGACTGCTGGGCGATCGTCAAATCGCGCATTTCATAAAATCCAGCGTCGTTCACGCCTTCCACCGTCGCCGTCTTCTTTTGGCGTTCGCTGGTAGCCGTCTTGATCTTGCCCAGGGTCAGCCACGGGCCGGGCTTTTCCGGAGTGGGGGCGTCGGGCTTGGCACCTTCTCCCACAACGTTTCCCGCCGTGACGGTTTCCCCGAATTTTGCAATGCGGATGATCATGCCGCCGATCAGATTATCGACAAATCTTTTTTCGTATGCCATGTGCTTGGTTTGGTTGATAGTTAATCGTTAATGGTTCATCGTTCAGGATTCGGGCCGTTAAAATACCCGGCAGCCGGCTTTTGCCTGTTCTAGTGCCGCGGCCTGGTCGGGCGTGACGTTTACCACCACCCCTGCCAAATAGGTCATGCCGCCGATGTTGGTGCCCGTCCTGGTCACGCGCACTTTCACCAGCCGTTGCGGCCTGGCCTGTTCGCTGGCGCTTGCTTCCCCCGCGGCGGATGCCGGGGCCGTCTGTTCTTTTTCTGTTTTTGCCATGTTGTTCTATGGGTTCAGGGTTTCTCTGATGGAGAGGAAAATCACTCTGCCGTCCACGTTCTTCAGTTCCGGCACTTGTTCCGTGCTTAGTTCCGTGATCTCCGCCACCCAGGGGGCGGATCCGGCCAGTTCTTCATTGTGCGGGGACCATTTGCGCAGCCGCCGCAGCACGGCGGCGGTCAGGGCGGACAAGCGACGGATCGTGGGGTCATCTCCCACTTGCTGGGTCATCATGATCAGGATGGCCGCCGTAGCGACAACCACTCCGGGATCTGGCATGTCCACACCCTTCCAGGGTGGCGGCTGGGGAGCTTGGGGCATGACCGCAATGGCCGCATCATACTGCGCCACGGCCAGGGCAATATTGGAAACCTGGTTCCCCTTGTCAAAGGGGGCAGGCATCACATAATCTTTCAGTTCTTTCTTCCCGGCCAGGCGGTCGATCACCGCCTGGGCAAACACGTATTCGGGGCCGTCCGGCAGTTCATTCATCATTGTCTTGTCCTTTCTGAAATTCTGGTTGCCAGGGTGTCTACTGCGGAGGTTTTCACGGTGTCGGTCAGTTCTGCGTCTGATGGCAGCACGGTGCGGTCGGGATCGTGCGTTACGGATTTAAGAAGCAGCCCCAGCGGCGTCACTTTCTGCTTCCAGCCCTTGTACATGCGTTTCCGTTCCTGGACGCGGGCCAGGTAGGGCATGCGGCTTTTGACGCTGTACAAGACCATGATTTCCTCCTGGGGAATTCCGGCCTCGGCCAGCGTGATCCGACGCTTGCGGAGCGGTGAATCCGGCCCGGGGACAAGCAGGCTTTTGGTGGGGCGGCCCGTCACGGGGGATATACGGCCAGTCGCCCGGACTGTGCCGCCCAGCAGGTGCAGGCGCACCCCCGTATGGCTCACCGTCACGCGGGCCGTGCGGCCCTCCATATGGCTTTCCGTAGCTTCCGCCGCTCCGGCCCAGTAGTTCCGAGATCCGGTCTGCTGGGAGCGGTCGATAAAATGATTTTTCAGCAGGTTGCACAAATCGTTCCCGGCATTCCGGGTCATCTCCTGCAAATCCCCCGGCCTGACCATTCCGGCCAGCACCACGGACATATCCAGTTTCACCTGTAAACTGATCATGCCCGCCCTCCTTCCATGATTGCCTTGTCCCCGCTGATGCTTACACGTACATCCAGATTCCGGCTGATCCAGTCGCGCAAATCCTGATCCACTCCTTTCATGCTCGCCTCGGCCTGACTGTTAAATTCTTCCGATCCGGAAGCCGCCGCGTCCTTCAATCCGTCCGCCGATACAGTCTTTACCCCCATCCCGCTGTTAAAATCAAAAGGCGGGTAGCCCGTTCCCCAGCGGGACAGCAGCTCCCAAATCCGGCTATTCACCAGGGCGCGTTTTCCTTCGGCATCCACTCCCAGCCGCTCCGCGGGGGAAAGCTGTGCATACGCTTCTTTCCAGCGCGTGTCCCAGTCCCGCGGCTCTTTCCTGGTTCCCACCCGGACCAGCTGCCAGGCGTGGGGCCTGGCGTCGGCCAGCAGGTTTTCTTTCCAGGCATAGTTCCGTGCCTGCGCCACCGTCTGGTCAAAAATCAAATTCTGGCGTCCGGGTGTCGTCATGTCCCGGATCGTCCCCTCGGCATCCTCCGGGGCTTCGTAGTTGTAAAATTTCAGAACCGCGTTCAAGAATTCACGGGCGGAAGCGTTCAGCCATTCGCCATTCAAAATTTTCCGGGATCCTTCCCGGATTGCCTGCACCGTCTGAAGATGGTTGCAGCCAGCCGAAAAAATAGCACGCTGCGTGAATTCCCGGCCCATTTGTTCCAGCTGGGCGGAATTCAAGTTGGTCGGCATCAGCCGCTTTCCCATCAGTATCTCTTCGGCGTTTGGCATGCTGTTCATTATTCGCTTTTACCTGTTCATTGTCCGCATTCGCGAACCTTACATCACCCCGCCGTGGCGGCTCATGCCCCACCGGGGCGGTCTTCCGGAATAGTGCGGGCTGGGGGTCTTGTCGCTGGCGTCATCGGTGATCACGTAGCTGCCGAAGGATAATTCCTTCAGCACGTCATTGGCATGCTGCCACTCCGCTTTCCTTTCATCTGTAATAGCCAGGGCAAACCGGACAAGGACGCGGTAACGGACAATGGCCCCGGCTTCCGCCATCAGCTCCGCGGGGATGCAGTCAGAGCCTCCCTGTAGCCTGGTGCGGCCTCCGGAGGCAATGCGGCTGCGGATGGTGGCCGCCGTCTCGGACAGGATGCCGGGGATGGGATCGGGTTGCACTTGGGTGCGGTCGCGCGTTACGCTGGCCAGTTCCCCGGCATTCAGTACCTGGTTCAGCACATCTTCAGTTAATGGGTTCCACATGTTTTTTCCTCCCGGTAAGTTCCGGGGGCGTCGTTGCGCCCCCGGAACAGTGCGCGTCATTCGGTCATTCCGGTTACGCTATTTCCAGACGCGCGGCGGCTGCCGGGCACGTCACCTGGCGGTCGGTGGACCAGTACAACGTGTCCACCGTTTCCAGCGTTTTTTCTTCGGACAATACTTCCGGGCCGCCCGGTTCCATCGTGAAGTCCTTGCCCGCGGACATATCGTTGCGCGTTGGGGCGTCGGAGCTGTAGAACATGAACACATCCATGCCCATGATCGTTTCCAGCTTGCCCGTTTTTCCCCGGGCGGACGGGTTGTAAGGCATAGATGCCACCGATATGTTGATGTCGGGGAAGATCAGCATATTGCGCAGCAGTTCCAGAGAAACCGCCACGCTCTGCCCGTGGATCAGCTCGCGTAGGCTGGGGTGGTTTTTGGCAATCATCCAGGCGTTCTGCCCAAATATCAGGTGATTCGGTTTGCGCCCGATCCCGGCCTGGATGGTGATTGCCAGCGTGTCCAGCTCGTTGATGATATTGGCGGCGGCCCCGGCTTCGCCTTTCCAGACGCCAGCGCCGGACGTGACAGGAACCCCGGCCTTGAAGATGGACACGGCTTGGAATTCCCGCGTGACCAGCTGGGTGCTCATCAGCTCCTGAAGGTTGCTTTCGCGTTCTTCCTCGCCTCCGTTGTCCTGGTCTGCGTCAAATTTCCACGTCCCGACTTCCAGGGCATTCGGACGGCAGTTATAAAATCCGTCCGTGGCATTGGTGTCAATCCGGGTTGGGGAATTACCCCGCGCCAGAGCCGTCCGGTAAACGCGGAAAGCGTTGTTGATGTCCCGTTTTTTGTAAGTTCCCACGGCGGTGCGGACACCGACTGCGGGAAACAGTTTATTGCCGATGCTGTCGGCCTCGTCCGCATGGGCGGCCTGGCACAGTTCGGTTAAATAGCCGTTGTAGCTTGCTGCATGTTGAAACATATTTTTTTATCCTGTTGGTTGTTGAATTAAGCTCCGGCGGAAGCCGCGGTCAAAACGGTCGGAAGCGTCAGGTAGCCTTCCAGCAGCTGGCTCCCGGTGCCGTCTTCGCAGGCCACAGCCACCTGGGTTCCGGTGGATCCGGCCTTGACGGTTCCCTTGGAGGCCAGCACCAGCTTGGTGCCCTCCGCGACGGCACCGGGGGATGAATGAAGACGCACCCCCACAATGCCCTGATGGGCGGGCAGGATGTAATCGGTCATTTCCCCTTTGTCTCCCCCTACGTGGACAACGCCCAGGGGGGCGGTGTCGTTTTCGGTGCAGAGAATAAGCTTCCCGGAGGCGTCCTTCTTAACGAAGCATCCTTCGCATTCGCGGAGATCCACGCCGCTTTCCGCTCTCATGACGGCCTGTTGATGGATGATTGCCATGTTGTTTTCTGGTTAAGATGAATAGTTAAAAGTGAATGTCCGGAGCGGGTTACTTCTGCCCCAGCCGGATCTTGGCCAGATTCTTCGCTTTCCAAAACGAGCAAAGACGCCCGGCTGCCTTTTCCTGGGCCTGGATGTCGCGGGCCGTATTTACCAGCAGCTGGCCGCGGTCCGTTCCCATGCCTTTGCCTCCCCCGGTCGCCGTGGATTCCCGGCGATACCCGGGCCGGGCATACTTCGGAGCGCCCCCTGCCGTGCCGCTTCCCTTGCGGTTGGCCAGCAGGTTGATCATCCTGATGCCCAAGGTGCGGTTGGTCAGCAGTTCTTCCTTCAGATCCTTCTTTTCCTCGGGGGTCAGTTCCGGCAGGTTTTCGCTGTTGAGTAGTGTTTCCGCTTCCGCTTCCGCGGCTTCCTGTTCGGCGGCCATAAGAGCGTCGAGTGTTGCCAGTATCTGATCCAGCGCGGCGTCTTCCGGCAGTCCCAGCCTGGCGGCGATTTTTTTCAGTTCTTCCATGTTGTCTATTTGGTTTGTGTTGTCGTTGATCGGCGTGGCCTGACTGTTGGTGATCGGGCGCTGGCCGGGGTTGTTGGGCTGGTTGGTTAGGGCCAGCCCGACGAGTTGCAGGGGGCGGAGGCGTCCTCCGCCCAGATCCGCGCATAGCTCCACGCTGTACACGGTGCTAAAATGTTTGTAGATGCGATCCCTGACCAGGGGCAGGCCCAGCGGCGTCCATTCGATCCGGGCGCACAGTTGCAGCCCTTCCGCCGTTGGCAGGGCGGCAAGCTCGCGCACCCAGCCGTAAGCCCGGCTATCCCGCGGCCCGGTAATGGCAACGGACACATGTTCCACGTCTATGAGCAGCCCTTCTTCCGGAACGCCTGTTTCCACGATGGCCCGCACGGCCTCATCGTCGATGACCTGGACATATTTTTTTTCGTCCGCCGTCTGCTGGGGATGTTCCCCCCAGCGTTCGATGTTGTACCATCCGTCCCCCGGCTTTTCCCAAGGTTGTAAATTTTCCAGTGTAATGGTTTTCATCCTTCTTGACTTTTTGTCTGTGTTGGTTACGGTGATGTTACGGTGATGCGCGGCTTGGGGGCCATCCGTTAAGGCCGCGTTAGCCCGTGCGGGGAGATGGCCCTCCCGTCCGTACTTCTTTTATCTCTTGTACTTCAGGGTTCCTTTTCTCATTTTTTCGGATCCGTTCAGTCGGCGGTTGTGGAAAAAGCTTCTCACTTGGCCATCTTTGCCCGTGATAAATCCACTCATGGCAAATTTCCCGGCGTCATCCTTGTACACGCGCAGGTAGGTCTTCTGGCCGTTGTGGGATTCCCAGACTTCGTGCGGATCCTTCACGGCCCGGACAGCTTCAGATAAACGCCGCAATCTTCGGTTCTGTTCTGCGGGCGTTTTGGGGGGCTGGGTTCTTTCCCAGTGATCCAGGACGTCCTTGCTGAAATGCACGTCCTGCCCGTCGATGGACCGTGCCGTGAATCCCCGCGTCAGGGCTTTCCGCGCTCTTCCCGGGTGGCTGTGGCTACTGGCCGGGTCGGGCTTCAGTTCGGAGAGTTTTTCCAGGCCCAGGCTTTTTGCCGTGCCGCTCTTGCCGATGGCTTCATGCTGCCCGCGGCCCCGTTTGTCCCAGCCCTTTTTAGCCCCTTCGCTGGTGCCGTAGTTGACCAGCAGGTTTTCCTGACCGCCGTTTCCGGCTGAATTTGCGTTTTGCCGGGGGGCTGCCGGGGTGTTTCCTGCGTTTTCCGGGTCATTGCTCACTTCCAGCCCTGCGGCGCGTTTCATGGCCGTTTCCAGCCTCCGGGCATCATTCTTGATCATGTCCCTGTTCGGCTGGGCATGGAGTAGCGTTTCCAGCAGCTCTTTCTCCTGGGGCGTCAGTGGGGCATGCTCCCGGGTCTGCTCAATCTGTGCGGGGGCATATCTCCATTCGCGGCGGTTGGTCAGCAGAGGATAGGAAGGCGTCTGTTCCTGGGACGGCTGCGGTGCCCGGTAGGTGACGGTATAGCCGGACGCCTCGCTTACTTCTTCCTCGTCGGCGATATATCCCGCGGCGGCCAGTTTCGTGATGTTGTCCACCTGCTTTCCTACGTCTTCCGCTTCTTCATATTCCAGCGTCCAGTAGGCCAGGTGCGGCCTGCCCGGAAAATGGCGATCCAGCAGTCGGCGGCTTATTTGACGGTTGAAGCTTTCGGAGATTTCCGCGCCTTCGCCCGCTGCCAACATGCGGAATGTTTCCTGGTGCGCGTTGCCCGCCAGCGTCCCGCTGCCGGATTCCGCCAGCACGGTCAGCTCGCCGCCCGTGCCGCGGCGCACAATCTGCTTGTCGCACCACTCGCAGCGTTGCTTGAAGGTGTCACCTCCGCGGGCCGTCGTTTCCACGGTTTTAATATCTCCGCCGTCCGGATAACCGCCACGTCCGTCCCCGATCATTTCTTCGGCGATCCGGTCGTATTCCCGGGCCTGTTCATCGGAAGTGTTCGGAGGATATTTGAAAAAGATGGCGGGATTGCCGAACACGTCGATGAATCCGTCCCATCCGTCCAGGGCATGCGCCTTGGCGCAGATCGCGAACATGGCGGGCAAGTCCACGGGCCGGAGGCATTCGCGGATGATCAGGTGGCTTTCATCCACGGCTTCCAGCTTGGCGCATGATCTGTCGGCGGCTTCGTTGTAATACCAGGCTCCGCCCTTGACGGGCCGGGCCATCAGCCACTGGTCCACGGGTTCCATTCTGATTCTGCCGCCTCCGGCCACGGGTTCCAGATGCGCGTACCCCCTGAACGTGGCCGATCCCATGAACCGCACAGCATCCCGTAAGTTGTCGATCTTGCCGTAATACTCCGCCAGGCATTGCTGTTGTTCGTCGGCCAGGGTTTGCAAGTCCGGATGGTCCCCGATAGCCTTGGCGTCCACCTTTACATCATCCGTCATTTCCGCCAGAGCGGAGGCGCGGCGATCCAGCACCGTCCCCAGCATATCGTCCGTTTCTTCCAGGGCGGCCCAGCACAGCATCACGTCGGCATACTGGCCTTTACGGTACAATTCATAGAGGATGCGGGCTTCCTGCGGCGTCAGGAATGGCAGCGGGTTCCGGCCTTCCTTTTGAGCACGCCGGGATAAAAAGCCGATCATCCTGATCATGCCAGTCCGGAAATTCCCCGGCCTGCCAATCATCCTGTTCACAAATTGCGGTAAAATGTTCATCGTGTTAAAATCTCCTGGTTCTGATGCCGCCTATGCGGCGGCGGGATGCCCGGTTAGTGTTCTTCCTGGCGTTGCCTTGGCGGCCCCTGTGCCGCCAGGAGGACGGACTGCATGATTCCAGCCCGGTTCCGACGTGGCCCCAGTAGGAAAGCTTGCCGCTGTCAAATGTGTCCGCGTGGTTGCCTTGCGCGTCCACGTCAGCCTCAAACCGTGCGCCGTTGCGCGTCACCAGGCGGTGATCCGTTTCCAGCCATTTGCCCGGAGGCATGGCAATGAGAGCGTCTTCCAGGGCGGAGCAATACGCGGCCCCCATGGCCGTCTTGGCGTCGGATTTTTCCCCGCAGTAGCGGACAACCTGTTGCCCGTAAAATCCCACCACCCGAACCAGGCCGGACAGGTCTTTAGCCAGTTCTCGCGCTAGGAATTTTTCATTGCTGGTGTCCACCACCAGCACGCCGCGCTGTTCCCTTGGGACGGCTCCGATTACCAGTTCCAGGATGCCCAGCATCACGGCGTATTGCTCCGTTTTCCAGCGGACCACCAGCCGCTGCCAGTACATGCGATCCCAGTATTCCGTGACTGTCAGGCTGGACGGGTTGGATTTTTTGCCTTCGGTGGACGCTACGTCCAGGCCAAAACATACTTTCCCGGTGCACAGGGATTCCGCCCAGTTCGGGGAGATGGCTTCACGGATCGCGATCATGCGCACACCTCCTCCCCGGCTAGGTCCAGGCCCGTGCAATGGCCCAGGCCCATGTTCTGCGCCCGGTTCAGCCAGCCCAGCGGGATGGCTGCCGTCCCCCCCTGGATAAACTTCAGGCCATAGTTCCGATCTACCGATGCCCGGTCCAGGCTGTGCGCCCTGAATTCTTCGTAGGGCACCACCTTGCCGGACAGCGGATCATAGAGCGGCAGCCCGGCCAGTTCCGCATCCAGGGCGTCCACGCGGTGAACCGGGTAGCCCTGTTCCGTCTTGTACCAGTTCCCGGCAGAGTTCGGCTTAAATACTCTTATGCCCGGGTTCAGCAGGTCGTAGGTGTAATGCGTATCGTCCGCGGGCGGCGTGCTGAAAAGCCAGAACAGAAAATCCGGATTGCGGGAGATGATCGGTTCCACCGCGTCCCATACGCCTTTGAAGTCCGGCCAGAAGCCGATTTCATCTCCGAACACGTCACCCGTCCAGCCCCGGGCCGTGTCCGGATTCGGAGCGAGAATCTTCGTTCTGCTGTATGCCGTGGGCGTGTGGTAAATCCTCACCTGGGCTGCCTGCTTGTCCATCAGTTCCGCCAGGTCGTCCACATTCAGTAGATCTTTGCTGGCTTTGTCGATAACGTTGCCGCCCAGCTGTTTGCCCAGCTTGTCCTGGCAAGCTTTCAATACGCCCAGGGCGTTGTGCCAGATAGCAGCTTCCTTTTCCACAATTTCCTTTCCGGTCGCAATGCTGGCCGAAACAAAAAAACAATTCCGCCAGGGCTTTTCGATCATGCGGTCAATGGCCTTGCTGGCAATAGTGTAGGACTTGCCGCCCTGCCGCCTCCACATGAAAAAGCAGATGCGGAACGCCACGCAGAACGCAGCGTCCTGGAAGGGCAGCAGGTTGACCGCTCGGAAACTGTCAGGATGATGGAGCATCTACAAATTCGGGGGTGACGGTTTTTCTCTGGCCAAACAGCAGGGCTCGCAGCCTGGCCAGCTTGCTTTCGTTGGTTTCATGGCTGCCGACAATCGCCTGAACCTCCGGGCTGGTCGCCTTGTCCAGCAGCGCCTGGGCGGCCAGCATTTGCCATTTGTCCATATCCAGTTTCAGGCGCTGGGCTTCCATTTGGGCCTTTTGTCCGGCCAGCACCATGCCGTAAAGGCGCTGCAAATCCGCGGCGGACTTTTTGCCCGGGCGCGTGATGACTTCGTAGCAGGTTTGCAGCACGGCGGCATGGGTGGCCTCCGTAACGTTGCCCCGCTTGATCTTGGCAAGCTGGGCCGCGTTGTGGTCTTCCGCCGCCCATATCCGGGGCAGCAGGTGCAGCTTGTAATACTCGCTGATGCTTTGGAGAGACAGATGCACCCCGCCATCAGCCAAAATAGCCTGAACTTCCTTCAGGGTGGCGTTGGCGGCAAGGGCATCATCCACGGCTTGCCTCAATTCCTCCGGCAAGTTGTGGATGGTGCTGTCTGGCCTGGGTTTGCGCATAAGGTGATTACAGGTTGCTAAGTTCGGCTTTTCCGGCGTCCGTGACGCGCCAGCGCATTTCTCCCGTGATTTTGTTGGAAATACCCGTGATCAGGCACAGGGCGTCCAGTTCCTTCAATTCGGTTTCAATTTCCGCGCGGGACGGAGACGGAACCACTTGCAGCTGCACTCGGCAGCGGATGTCTTCTTCCCGGCGCAGCAGTCCGGCAGGGACATGGGCCAGATCCCGCAGGATGGCCAGTCTGATTTCGGCGGTTCGGTTCATTTTTTGTTCGGTGGTGTCAGGGTTTTCAGCATGCCGATGATTTCATGCAGGTCTTTACCTTGTTCGTTGAGACGGTCATAAATGTCTCCCAGGTCTTCTTTGCGGTCATTTTTGATGTCTCTGATTTCCCGTTCCAGCCGGGCAATATCCTCTCTTGTTGCGTATTCGTCGGCCTTGCGGACATTAAGGGGATCATTGGACAAGGATATTGTGCGAGCCTTTCCCATCACGTAGCCGCCCCCACCAATAACGCCAGCCCCCACAAGTGTGCCTATTATCTGGCCAACTGCTCCGGCGTCTATCGTGGCCGCTTCTGCCAATAGATACATGATCATTTCAACAATTCGGCAAGGGTGGCCGTGCCCTGGGTATAGGCACGATGCAGGGCTGCGGTGGAGATTTCCCCAAGCTGGATATGGCCGGGGTCGTAAATGGTTCTGAAGTCGCCGCCCCAGACCAGGCCCGCCCGGCGGGTAGCTTCGGCAAGCGGAGTGTAGATGGATTTCGGGCCTTCGCTGGGGAACCAGATGTCCTGCCCATCCCGGAACAGGCAAAAGTCCGCGGCCAGTCCAAAATTGTGCATGCTCTGGCCTCCCTTAGCCCGGGTGACACGGGGGCGCTTGTTATAAAGAGCGTCCTGTTCGTCGTAGGTTCGGATGCCGCAGATGATTTTCCAGTCGGCCTGCCCGCGCAGGGTCACGATCACCTGGCGCACGCGCATGGCCGCCAACGGCTGCAAGGTCCATAGATAGGATTCCGAGCGGCTGTCAACCTGGCCGTATCTGGCTTGAAGCTGGCTATGGCTGGTTTCCCATTGTGTGGCGGCTTCCCGGGTCAGCGGTCCGTTCAATCCGTCCAGTTTGCCACGGTAGAATCCGGCAAATTTCAAGCATCGCTGCCACGCCAGCGTGTGGGTTTTAAGTTCGGCGTATTTCATTGTTCTATTAACTGTTCCCTGGATACTATTTCCCTTGCACCACAGGCGGTGCGACCACCATTTCCGGCACGCTTTGATTCCACAGCAGTTTTCTTCCCTCCCGGTCAATCACCAGGGAAGAACCGCCGCGGACAATCACCGCCTGCCCCTCGGACAGGCTCACGCTGGTGGGAGCGGGGAGATTGCTGCTGCATGATCCGCCCAGCAGCACCATCAGTACGCCAATCGTCAGCAACATGCGGCGTTTGATGCTTCCCGGTGTTACGGGGGAATCGGAAGTCCCGGCCCCGGCTATGGACGAATTTGCCAGGTCGTTCTCGCCTGGCACCAGGGGCCGGGACTTCGATTCATTTACGGTTCCGTTCCCGGATCCGCTTTCTCTATCATTGCCAGATGAAATTTGATGCTTTCCGTAAGTGATAAACCGCAGAAGGATATTCACTCCGGTCAGGGCGGTCACAAAATCCACGGGGTTGTTTTTCAGCCACTCACGGACGGCGGGCAGGAGCAGAGACAGCAGGGCGGCGGCGTTCACATAAAATGTTCGGGACAAGTACCAGGGCGTAGCCGCCTTTTTCCCGGAAGTCAGTTTAATAGGGGATTCCCCTGTAATTTGATAAACACGCCCCGGTTCAAATGCTCCCAAATCCGCAGGGTTAAGGATGGCCCCGGCGTCTCCCGACGCCAGGGCGGTGTTCCCATGATTACCACGATTCAGTTCATCACTGTTTTCAGCTCCGCTAAAATCTCGATTGTTGCTCATGCGGGCACTCTAGCCCAGGCTCCGGATTCTTTATGTGGCGTTTGTGGCAAATGTGGCGTTTGTGGCAAATGTGCTAAAAAAAGTTGAAGGTGGATTGCATCATCTTTCCGCGCTGGATGGCTTCTACCCGGGTGGCTGCCGCCATGTCCCGCACTTGCCCCTCCCACAATAGCCTTTTTACGCCTCCGGGCACGGCGGGCCATGCGTACAATTCCCCCCTCAATATCATGCGCCGCACTGTTTCCCGGCTTACCCTTAATATGCGGGCAGCGTCGGCAACGCTACATTCCGGCCCAGCGGCCCAGCGGCGCAATGTTTCGTCCATGTGTCCATGTTACCACACGCTTAACGGTTTTTCAGGAGCACGGACGCAAAAAGCCCCATGCTGAATTTTCAGCATGGGGCCTTGCCGGGGAAGTCTGATGCTGTAAGCCATTCGGCCCGCCATAATCAGTTGTTCCGCCTCTGTTGGTTTGTTTCAATCCGCATATCCATAGCTGTGTCCTGGCTGGCTCTGGACACCCGGACGGCTCCCACATGATCCGCCAGCCCTCCCGGAGGGATCGTTCCAGGCATGGCGTGCGGTTCGTAGGTTTCCACGCCCGTTTCATCCGCCATCTTCCGGACGGCGGCTCGTCCCCGGTTGATCACCGTGTAATTCAGATGGCGGACGTGTTCAGGCTTGGCATATTTCCGCAGATGGTCATAGACATTCTTGCCCGTGCAGGACAGATGCAGCTGATCCCTCACCACTTTTGCCAGATAGTCCGGCCCGGTTTCATATCGCTGCATGCTGTCCCGGAGCAGGTTCAATTCCCTGTCCATTTCCGTGTAGGTGTTGTCCCTGATGGCTTCTTTCCCCAGGTAGGCGGCAAAACGATTGTAAATCACCGTGTAATCCTTTTGTGACGCCTTGGTGAAAGATTCCGTGTACCCGGTGGCTTTCCAGGTTTCATCGTGCCTCCATTCTTCCAGGGTGGGGAGCGGGCAACCGTATGCTTGCAGCTGCCTGTAAGCCCGGGCTGCCAGCTGGGCCAGCACGGCTTTTTGCTTATTTGACAGTAATTTTTTCATTTCGGATGTAGTCTTTCCATCTCATTACTTGTTGAGAGTGTCGGCAGCCTTGTTCAACCGCCCTTTGCCGTTCGGATTCAGTATTGAATTCGCGGATTATCCTGATCAGGTTTTGTTTCCGCGCGAGGGTCATATCGCGCACAGTAGTGCGTCCGCCTTCCGGAGTCATCACCGTCACGTCGTACAGGCCGGAGGGCTTTTTGCGGCATTTGTATTTAGTCATCACTCTTGGTGCTTCTTTCTACGTAAAACGTTTCTTCCTGCTTGATCTGCATTCCCAGTTTGGCAAGCTTGTGGGGCTTGACGTGCTGGCGTATTGCTTCCTTGTCCGGGGTGACCTTGGTGATCAGGTAGGCCCTGCGTCGGGTGCTCTTGAGAAGAGCGACGACCTTGTCCCAGGTCCAACCCTGCGCGGGCTTGAGGGTGGGCTGTCCCAGTCGGTAGCCGTAGGTGGTCAGGGCGGTAGTGCCG